TCAAAACAGCCCAGCCGGCTCGGCCTCCCGGTCCCAACTGTAGATCACCAGTTCGCCGCGTTCCACGCGATTTGCCCCGCCCCCCACGGTGTAGTCCAGCTTGAGAGCTTCCATGTCGAAATCCTTGAAGCACTCACGGATCTCGGGGTGGTCGTTGATGCTGACCACGGCCTTGCCCTTGATCGTCTTGAGCTTGGCGGCCATCAGCTCGTACTGCTCCCAGCGAAACGGCACGCCGTAGCCCTCTGTCTCCCAGTAGGGAGGGTCAGCGTAGAAGAGCGTGTGCGGCCGGTCGTAGCGGTCGATGCACGCCGCCCAGTCGAGCTGCTCGACGTATGTGCCGCCCGCAAGGCGCAAATGCGCTGCTGACAGCGTTTCTTCAATCCTGAGCAGATTGATCGCCGGCGCAGTGGTCGCCGTACCGAAGGTCTGTCCGCTGACCTTGCCCGAGAAGCAGTGCTGCTGCAGATAGAAGAAGCGCGCCGCACGCTGCACATCTGTGAGCGTTTCCGGCCTGGTCTCCTGTAGCCACTTGAACACCTGGCGGCTCGTCAGCGCCCATTTGAACTGCCTGACGAATTCCTCCAGGTGGTGCGTGACAACACGGTAGAGATTGACCAGGTCGCCATTCACGTCGTTCAGCACCTCGACGTCGGCCGGGTGACGGGCGAAGTAGACGGCCGCGCCGCCCGCGAAGAGTTCGACGTAGCAGCTATGGTGGGGAAACCGCTTCAGGAGCAGGTCGACGAGGCGGCGCTTGCCGCCGATCCAGGGAATGATTGGGTTTGTCATTTATCTCAGCTGTCGGCCCGCTCTGGGGCTCTGGTGTGGCGCTCGAGGCGCTCAGCTGATTGAATGCCCCGCACCTGGGGCACTTGATTGCCAGGCGGGAGAAAACCCCTTCGCCCAACTTGCGGCGGCAGGAGCCGCAGCGTATTTCTTCCATTGCAAGCCTCTTTCCTATACGGAAAATCCGGTATGCTGGCGCCGCTCTCGCGAGGGTGGCGGGCCTTGCCGGGCTTGCAGGCTCGTTCTGCATGTTCGGGGCTCGGCCCGGTGTTACCGCACCTGGCCGGGTCGCCCGTCTTTTTTTAGATCACGTCTACATATACAGGCAGATCGGGCGCAGGCCCCTGTATCACTCCTTCCAAAACAAAAACACTGGCCCCCTCGGCGACCTGGCCCTTGGAACGCACCCGGCCAGCACCGGGCAGTTCCACAGTGACCGCGCCATCGGCAACAGCCACCACTTTGCCAATCTGGACCCGGCCAGGTGCGAGGATCTCCTTCAGCTGCAGGTAGAGGTTAGACATGGCTGTCGACCTCCAGCGCCTGCGTCAGCACGGGGTACTGCTGCGAAATCGACGTGCCGCGCACGATGCCCAGGCGCCTGGTGCCGGCGTCGTCGTAGTAGCGCAGCACGCGGCCAGGCTTGATCACGCCGGTCTCGGCCAGCACGGGCAACGTCATCTTGTGCTTGAGCTGGCGGCCGGATTCGGCCAGCTCGGCAATCGCGCGGGCCTTGGCGGCGCCAATGGTCGTAATCAGTGGGTGCACGGCCATTGGCTGCTTGAGCACGTCTCCAGCCGTGCCGGCGCGGGTCAGGTCGCCCATCACGCCGCCTGCCTCGCCCGCGACGAATATGCGGTTGTACTCGGGGACATCGATCACCTCTGTCTCGCCCACCTCGGCAATGCCCTCCGGCAGATCGATGTCAGGCGCCAACTCGTTCCACCGCCACCAGGGCAGCGGCCAGGCTGGCAGCGCGTGCAGGACGGGGTCCGTGTCGTGCGGCTGCAGGTAGCCGCCTACGCTGCCTGCGATATCTGTCAACGCGCTGATATAGGTGCCCTGGTGCATCCAGACACCACCAGGAACAAGCCAGTCAGTGAGCTGGAAATCCACTGCCCAGCCGAAGCCCACTCCATTGACAGTCAGCACCTCGCTCATGAGCTGCTGCGCCGTGCGGTCCAGCGTGTGCGTGAACGTCTGCACGGGCGCATGCGGCGCGTCCAGCAGCGCAGCTTTGCCCCGGCCCGAGACAGTGACAAGGTGCTCGGGAAACCGCTTGCTGCGGCCGATGCGCTCGCCCTGCAGCCGGAAGGGCTGGCCGTTCACGCGCACCTCCAGCTCGACGGGCTGGCCGCCCGTGCCGGGCATGAGCGCGTCACGCGCCGAGGCGTGGAAGCTGGCGGAAAACGTCCAGGTCCACGACTGCCGGTTGAGCGACATCTGGAAGCTCTCGCTGGGCAGGGGGGCGCCGGCCAGGTCGTCAGCGCGCCGGATCTCGACTGAATTGATCACGATGTAGGTCCTTCTGGGCGGCACCACGATGCCGGGCGTGGGTGTGTTGCGGTCCTCGCAGATGAAAACGAGGCGCGTCGGTCGGCCGCCGACTGCCGGCAGCCGAAACAGCAGGCGTACTGGCGAGCTGGGCACGTAGCACGGAGTCTTGCCAGGGGGCACGACAACCGGGCTCTCGCCTGACGCGGGCCGGATGGCCTCCTGCCAATGAACATCCAGAACGATGCGCCAGCGCTCCGCGTCGCCGAAGCCCGTGCGCAGCCACTCGGAGCGAGGCACGGCCTCTTGCCAGGTGCCGACCACGGCCGCGCGCAGGCGCAGCGCTTCCTGGTACTCGGCGACCAGGCCGCCCCGCAGACCGTCACCAGGCTGCCATGCACTGGCACTGGCCGCACGGACGCGCAGGGCCTCATGCCAGGCGGTGTAAACCGCCGCACGCCGGGCCTCGCCCTCTTGCCAAGCGCTCGCCACGGTGGCACGCATACGCAGCGTTTCATGCCAAGCAGCAATCTCTCCCGTCCGCAGACCGTCGCCAGGCTGCCATGCAATGGCACACGCGACGCGCAGTTGCGCGGTCTCCTGCCATCCCGTCTCCAGCGCTTGCGCGAGGGGCGCAGCCGTCTGCCATTCCGTGCCCAGCTCGGCCCGCGTCGTTCGGCTCACGTTCGCGTCCCACTGCGTGCGAATGTGGCCGCGCAGGCCAGTCACGCGGCCGGCCCCAAAGGCGCGGACTGCCACGCGGGCGCGGATGTGGCCGCGCAGGCCCGTGATGCGCCCACCGCCCTCGACCGTGACGGGCGGGGGCGTGCTCCCATCGTCGCGCCCGAACACCAGGGGCACGGGGCTGCCCAGGTGCAGGGGCGACCGAAACAGGAGCCTGGTGCCCTCTGTCATGACAGGGCCACCAATCCGAGCTGGACCAGTCCGCCCGTGTAGAGCATGGGCGACGTCTCGCCCTCGGGCGTGGCGCCACCGATGACGCGCAGGCCGCCGCCGTGGTCCATGTCCGTCACATCGCAGCGCGCCAGCACCGCACCATCGGCCGCGCGCCACTCTGCCCAGCGCGGCAGGCCGTTGGACTGCACCATGGCGCCTGCAGGCGTCTCCACATACAGCACCAGGCTGCTGCCGATGATGTTGCCGCTGGGCTTGGCCAGGACGATCTCGGCCTGGGGCGCATCCGCATGCGGGTCCGTGATCAGCGCTGGCCTGGCTGTCGAGAAAAGCGCCAAGCTGGCCCGGCCAGGCCCGGTGTCTGCGCGTGTCAGCATCGCAGCCAGTTGCGCCAAGGCCGTCGTTTGCGTGATCTCCCAATCGCTTGCTGGCGCGCTCATGGCATCAGCTCCATGCCGCCCGTGACCAGGCTCAGGTTGTCGGCGATGACCGCGCGGTAGTTGTGCTCGTAGTCGTGAGCGATGACCGTGTAAGCGTGGTCGGTCTCGATGTACTGGAAGTCGTAGGCTCCGCTCATGGCATCGCTCCACTGCTGAGCCACGATCATCATGTCGATGTCACGCAGCAGGCTGACGCGCCTACGCAGAGGCACGTCTGCAGGGGACGCATCGCGCTCGACCGTGCCACGAATGCGGCCGTTGGCTGCCCTGTCGAACAAATAGTTGGTCCTGGACTTGCCTACAAGCCCGAGGAGAGTTTCGCCAGTCGGTGGCATAGCGCCGCCAGGTGAAGCTACGACAAACCCGGAAGACAAGGCTCGGCCTGCGACGCGGTTGAGCAAGATGGTCGATGCCTGGGCGCTGAGAGGCAATGAAGGCACAGCGAACGGCCCCGTGTACTCTGCGCGGGGGCTGAAGCAGACATCGTCGATCCAGCCGAGCCATCGGTCCGAAGAAACGCCATTGAACTGCTGCATACCGAGCGCGATGCTGCCGCTGGCAAACGCCGCAGGCCCTGCCGGACTCGACCCGGTAAAAGCCGCTTCGCCGTCCACGAACATCGTGTATATCGATCCCGCACGGACGAGCGCAAGGTGCACCCAGGTGTTGGGCTGCACGGCCCGCCCGGTACCAGGATTGAGCGTTGCCGAACCGTTGGTCGCATACAGCACGTACTTGCCGTTATAGACGCCGATGTTGGCCCGATTGTTGAGGTCAGAGCCGAGCTGAAGCAAGTGCGACCAGGTGGTTGCTGTCGGCCCCGTGAAGTACGACCATGCTTGTAGCGTGAAGTCCCCGCCTCCATAGCTGAATCCGTCGACCTGGATGCGGCTTGTATCGTTGCCTGCGAACCATGAAGCTGCGCCGAACCGGGCTTGTGCAGTGCTGCGGGCAGCTGACGAGCCGCCGTACTGGACAAGTTGAGCACCACCGAACGCCAGGTTGCGTGGCACCGAAGTATCTGCTTCAAAGTCGATGAGCAATTGCACAGCCTCGTTGGTTGGCGTGCGCGGAAAGCCCATGGCGCTTGCAGTCAGGGCTCGCGGGCCGGGCCATGCGATACCCCAGTAGCTGCATGCAGTGGTCCACAGCGCGCCATCGTCGGACCATTGCAGGGTCGCCATGAGAGAAAAGCGCAGCGGGTTGGCAGACGAGCCGAGGCGGATGTCTGTCACGTCCTGCGGCGACGCTCCAAAATCCCAGATCAACGTCACCCCGCGCGGCAGGCTGACCGACGAGACAGCCGAACCATCTGACAGCGCGGCGACGTTGGCGCCGTTGCTTGCCGTGAGCGTGGCTGAAGCATCCACGCGCGTTGTTCCGGCGAGAAGCTGGAACTCTGTCAGTTCGATCACCGCGCCGTTGTCGTAGGGCTCCATGCCCCAGGCGCGCCAGTAGCGATGTGCTGCCATGGTGTCAGCGCCAAGGCCCGGTCACGTCAATGAACAAGACGCTAGTGTTGCCGCTCGAAGAGGTGTTGTCGAAGTTGCTGCCGCCCGCGCCGTGCACTGCTACCAGAGTTTTTCCAGTGAGCGCACCCGTGCCGGGAACCTTGTCGCCAGAGCGGAAGCTGTCATAGCCGGCGGACTGCAGCATTTGATAGGACCCTGGGATCTCCGCCCTTGGCAAGTTGTTGTCAGCAGTAGAGATGACGCGTCGCGTCAGGTAGAGGCCGCCATCGATGGGGTTTGGAAATGCACCGTGAACGTTGGTGACGCCGCTAATTTGGGTAGGCGAGACACCCCCCGCTCCCCACACAATGAGCTTGTGCAGCACGCACGACCCAAGCCCCGAGTACGCACGCGCGCACGCAGAAACCCCCGGCGTAGTCGAAGACAAACAGTTGTCGTACTGGGAGTAGCTGGTGCCTGAAGTTGAGTAGTTGAGCAAGCAAGCGTATGCATCGCCCGATGGCCGTGTTACGACAGGATCACCGAACGCGCGGATATTCCCGATCTGCCGATTTGCAGCGTTGGCAGTGCCTGGCAGCGTCGAGATGTAAAAGAATCGACTGTCTGCCGCAAAAGCCCAACCCACAGGATTGCTGTTCGCTGTGCTTGCCTTCGGCCAGTAGCCGCCGCCGCTTTGCTGGCTATCGAGTGGAAATAAGCCAGTGCCTGTGTTCGCATCTTGCATTGTCTCGAACCCGCGAACTCGCGCCCACATGGTGCTTGTGTCATCGACGCGTAGCAGCATCTTGCTCGACTGCGGGTCCGCGCACTGGTACACGGCGATGTTCGTGCCCGTGAACGCTTTGACCCAGCCTGCCGGCGCCATCTTGATCGTGATCGTTCCCGTGTATGTGCCATCGGGCAGCGTCGTCGCAAAGCGCACCAGGCCGGCGCCCACGGCCGTCACCTTCTGCTCGCCGTTGTGCCCGGCCCAGCCGGCCGGGCCACCGGCTACACCGGCAACAAGGATCACGGAGTCCACGATGGCGCTGTGCTGCCCGGCAAACGCGGCCGTTGCCACGCCGCCCACTACCGTCAGCGACGTGAGCGTCTTGGTGTCAAAGCCGGTCACGAGTAGCGCGTCGAGCAGCGCAATCATCGAACCCACGGTGCCGCTCAGCACAGGGGCGCCGGTCATTGAACTGAGGAAGTGCTTGACGGAAGTATCGACAGGGGATGCCATGTTGTGTGCTCTCTGAGTTGTTAGAAGGAAGCCTCGGGCGCGCGGCCCACGTCGCCGCGCTGGACGATCCAGCAGCGGTCATCAATGCCTGCCGGGCTCGATGGCTGTGTGCAGCGGACCAGGTCGATGGCGGCCTCGGCGCCGATGGTGTCGATGAAAACGACGTTGCCGGCCACCCAGCCAGCGCCCCAGCCTTCGGCGCGCACGCGCATGTATGGCGCACCGGCTGCAGCGTTGAGCGGCGCGAAGTCCACGTTGAGGCTGCCGCTGGCGATCTGGCCCAGGTGCTGGCCGATCAGGTCGAACGTGCTGCCGTCTTGCCGGATGCGCAGCGCCCAGCGTTCCGTGATCGCGCCCAGGTTGCTCACTTCAATCGGGAAATCGTTGTGGCGGTAAGTCGCTGTGGCCTCGCCCTTGGAAGGGTCCAGGCCGTCATACCAGGTCGTGCCATTCCAGGATGCCTGGTCAAAGACACGGGAGACGCGGGCGAAGCGATCACCGAAGCGCAGCGCGGTGGAGAACACAGCCCCGGCCGGGAAGGCATAGCCAACGGGCTGTGTGAGCTTGACCTTGCCGTCGATCCGCACCTCGGCGATCTGGCGGTAGACCTCGGTGCGGCCGATGACCTTGACCGAGGCCGGGTAGCCGGCCAGGTCAGTGAATTTGACGGTGCCGGCGTCCAGATCGGCGGTGTAGCCCGTGCGGATCTCGGCGCCCGTGGCCGCGTCCAGCACTTGGACGAAGGACAAGCGCTCATGGCCCAGGTTGAATGTCTGGCCGACCTGGGGAGCGAACTGGACGCCGCCATGCGTGATGCCGATGACACACGTGTCGCCCGGCCGGGCAAACGCGACGCGGCCGTCCGATGGCAGCGCTGCAGGGTCGATGCCCATCAGCGTCACGTCGACCGGCAGATAGATGTAGCTCACGGCGCTGTAGCGGAGCGTGGTTGGGTCCACGGGCCACGGCCGCCAGATGCGGCCAGGCTGCACAGCACCGACATCGGCCGCGCTGTACCACCACTCGGCCTTGTCATCTGCCGTCAGCCCGGAGTCGAGCACGAAGTCGCCGAACATCAGCTGCACGCCGCCCCGGCTGAAATCCACGCGGCCCCACATGTGCGAGCCCGTGATGTTGCCCTGCGCATCGACGTTCGCGGTCAACGTGTTGCCGCGCGTGTCCACCACGGTCAGCACGAAGCCGCCTGCGCCTGCCCGCAGCGGTGCGGCGTCCGTGTTGAAAAACACGCTGGCCGTCGACCACTGGCCCGCTTGAGTCCACAGGCTCTGCAGCTGAAAGTCCGTTGCGCCAGATCCGCCCACGACATAGTCATACATGCCCACGGTGCCGGCCGCATAGTCGATCTTGCCGCTCGCAATGCCCGGGTCCGTGTCAGTGCGGCCGCGATAGATCACGCCCTCGAAGTCCACATAGGTCTGGCCCATCCAGCGAAACTGCACGCTGCCGGCAACGATGCGCTGCGACGTGTAGGGGCACAGGTCCATCGTGACCTCTGCGGGCTTGTATGTCTCGCTGTGATTGCGCGGCACGCCGGCACCGACCCGGTACCGCGCAACGATGCTGGAGCCCCCGAGCATCTCTTCGCCCACGCTGGCCGTGCCGTAGGTGCCGCCCTTCTTGCCGTTGTCCTGCCAGAGGCCAGCACCATCACCGACCGCACGCGAAAACTGTTTCGAGTCTTCGTAGTCGCTGCGGTATGACTCGGTCTTGCGGTCGAACTCAACCATCTTGAGCTGGACCTGCTTGCCCGCATAGTCCACTGTGCCCAGCGCTGCAGCGAAGTGGCCGGCACCGTCATCGGTCACGGTCTTGACGACGACCAGGCGGTTGTCGGCGGTGGTGCCGCTTTGCTCGGACACGCTCGCGCTGCTGCCGTTGGTGGTCGTGACCGCCACGGGGCGGAGGATCATTTCGTATGCCATGGTCGTCCTGTTATGGGTATGCGGCGTTGAGTCGGATGGTCTGTCCAGGGCTTTGCGGCTCCTGCCACTCAGGCGTTGCCTTGAAGACGTAATTGACGTCCGCGGTCTTGGTCGACGTGGTCGTGTTCAGGGAGCCGCCTGCGGTCTGGCTCACCGCACGCGCGACGCACCACTCGATTTGCAGCGTCCCCGCCGCAGGCTGCTGTGCCAGGCTGAAAGCCGCAATCCCTGTGGCATCAGGCCCGCCGCTGATGAACTCCGTCACCAGGGTTTCGAGCTGGCAGTCGACCTGCAGCTCGGCGCCCGGGTCCGGCATGAACTTCGGCCGCAGCAGCACCGTGCGGCTGTGGTAGTCCACGACGCCCGTAGCGTCGCCCGCGAGCTTGCCCGTACCGGCCTCCGTGACCGTGCGCACTACACCGGCGCTGGGGTACTTGACGACCAGCGTGCCCGGCACGATGCGGTCGTACTTCGTGGCCTCGTCCTGGCCGCCCACGACCCAGCAGTACTCCGGGGGGCGGATTGCAGCGCCCTGGTTCGCGCGGTTCGTGTACGACACGCGGGCACCATGGGTCAGCGCGATGGAGCTGCCGATGTCCGGGATGGATTTGAGCGTGGCGCTGATGCTGCCTGTCAGGTAGTTGACCGCGCCGCCGCCCGCGCCCACGAGCTTGCCGTTGCCGTCATCGGTCAGCGTGTAGCGCTGGCCCAAGGACCAGTAGTCGATGAAGACCGTGCCAGGCTCTGGCAGAGGCGTGCACTGCCAGACATACGTCAGGCCCGCGTTTTCCTCTTGGACTTTGTACCGCTGCGTATGCGGCGTGATACCCACTTCCACACGGCGCGGCGCCTCTGCGAGCAGGACCGTGCGACGCGCAGCCGGCATCTGGTCGACCGAAGCCACTTCGCTGCGGCTGTTGGGCACGACTTGCGTGTAGATGCTGGCGAGCTGGAGCCAGGCGTCATTGATCTGGCTCGCCACGGTCAGACGAGTGGCGCTGTAAAAAAGTCCCGAGTCGCTATAGACCGTCTCGCGCGTCAGCGTCTTGCCTGCTGCCCGCGCGAAAGTGCGCGCTGCAGGCGAGCCAGGGAAGTCGTAGAGCAGGCCGTCGAACAGCTCGCATGTCGTGACCTGGGCCAGGAAATCCACGAGCTGGCCGCCCGAGGTCTCCGTGAACATGCGGGTCACTGTGTCGGTCGCCTTCACGCGGATGCGCTGCCGGCGCTCGCCAGCCTGGCCTTCGTTGTACACCAACACGAACGTGCGGCCAATGGCCGGGGGAGGCATGCCAGGCCGCTGGAAAACCTGGATGCTGCGCATCGTCGTGAAGTGGTTTTCGAGCAGGTAGCCCGCGAACTCACTGCCGGCTGCCATGCCGCTCTCGATGCGCTTTGCAATGTCGGCGCGCGTTGCGAACGGGCTTTTGAGCGACAGCAGCGTCACCGAGACGTTGGGGTCTGCCGGAGGCTCGGCAAGGATCACATTGCAGCCCATAAATGGAGTGCGGTCCGTATTCCTGAGCACGCCGAAGACCTGGTAAATCTCGACGCGGCCGGTGGTCCTGGTCTCTTCGGAAATGTCCGGGAAAATCTCGTTCGAGCGGCCAGATGTGAGCAGCTGGGAAGACGGCGGACCACCGCCCTCGGGCACATCGGCCATGTTCGCCGAGCGTGCAAAACGGATGTCGCCTGCGAGCAGGGGCATGTCAGATCTCCATGAACTTAAAAGACGGCACGTACTGCAGTTCGGAGGTGTGCTCCCCATCCAGCAGGCGCCATATCGGATCGGCCTGGAACTCCAGGAACAGCACAGCGCGCGGGGCGCCGCGCACGATGAGCTGGAAGGTGGCGCCAGGCAGCGCCTGCCAGGCCCTGAGCTGGTCGCACAACGCCCGGGAGATCCAGGCCTGGGAGTCGCGGCCGTCCAGCGTGATCGGCCGCCCGGCCTGGCGCAGGCCGACATGCACATGCAGCGCGCCGCTGGTGCTGTAGCGCGTCTCTGTGACGGCAGGACTCCACGCGTACTCGTCTGTCCAGATGAGTCGGTCGGACAGGTCCAGCGTGGTGCCGGCGCGTGTGAGCGTGATCATTGGGCCACCCCCTTAGCCTGAGCAAGCTTGCGCATGAGATCGACTTCGGTGTCTGCACTCTGCTTGCTCGTGTGGCTCGTCGTGCCGTTCAGGAAGCCCCAGGGCTCCACGCCGTTGATGGTGATGTTGTTGATGTAGGTGTTGCCGCCCTGGCCAGGGGGGGGTGCTGGACCAGGTGCGGGTGCGGGTGCAGGGCCGGGGGCGGGCGATGGACCAGGTGCGGGCTTCGTGGGCTTGTCCTTGCCGTTGGCAAACTCCAGCATGTACGCGGCTTCCTGTTTGCCGCCGTCGTCGTACTTGTAGTACTCGGCCATCTTGCCCAGCGCCGAGGCCAGCGTGCCGTATGTGCCGCCCCATTTCTTTTGCACATCCGAGGCCTCGTAGGGCACATTGCCGTTGGCGTCCAGAAACTGCTTGGACAGCTCTGCAGCCACTTTCTCATCCAGGCCGGCTTGCTTGAGATAGTCGATGATCGATGCGCGCGTCCACTGGAACTGCGACTGGACGTTGCCCTTGGCGTCGGACGTGAAGCCATCTTTGTTGCGGTAGCCGGAACCCACCTTCTGCACGCCATCACCAAGGCGCTCCATGGCATCTGCCTGGTTGTTGATGGAGTCAGTTGCCTTGTCTGCCGAGTTCTTGAGATCGCTTTGCACCCGCGCGAGATTTCGCAGCTTGTTCGCTGTGATATCTGCGATGTCGGCCTCCTTGCGCTTGACTTCCGCCGACTTGATCGCAGCCTCGATCTCCAGTCTCTTGGCCCCGGTGTACTCGCCCGAGGCAATCAGTTCCGCCTTCTTGGCCTGGGCTGTAGCAATGGCCGCATCGGCTTCTAGGCGCTTGGCCTGGGCCGACAACGTGAGTAGCTCGATCTCCAGCCGGCGGATCTCGTTCTGCGCGGCCATGGCCGTGCGCTCGTCGCCCCTAGCCTTGGCGACCTCATAGATCGCCTTCTGCTGCTCGATGGCGACGCGCACGGTCGCCGACTGCACATCAATGTCAGCTTGCGCCAGGTTGCGCTTGGCCTCAATGGTCTTGAGCTGGTCCTGCAGGGCATCGCGGTACACATACGCTGCCTTGCCTGCTGCCAGCTCGGCTTTTTCGAGTTCCTCCGTGGTGGCCTTGCCCGCTGCCTTTGCGGCACGGACACGCTCCAGCTCCTGGCGAGCGCGCTCCCATGCTTCACGCAGCTCGATGACGCGCTTGCTGTTGTCCTTGTTCGCCTCGGCTTCGGCCTTCGCCTGCTCGACAGCCAGGCGCGATGCCTGCGCTTGCGCCACAGCTTTGTCCGTATCCTGCTGTCGCAGGTCGACCTTCTTTTGCAGCTCCTCGATCTCTTTCTTGCGCTCTGGAGATTGGTTTGCCTTTTCCTTGTAGAGCGCCTGCAGGGCGTCCAGTTCGGCCTTCATCACAGCAAGCTCTGTTGCCTTTAGCGCAGCGAGCTTGTTCAGAGCGGTCGCATTGTCCTCGGCTGCTTTGACTTGCGCAGCGCGCTGCTCGCGTTCTGTTCCAAAAGCTTCGGCGAGTGCAACCGCTGCCTTGCCTTCAGCGTTGCGGGCAATGACGCTCTTGTCAGTCTCCGCAATCTGCTCGCGGATGGACTCCGTGACCTTGCCATAGTCGCTCTGCAGCTTCACCCACGCTGGACTCGCCTGGCTGGCCGCAGCGGCCGAGGACGTCGTTGCCTGGGCTTGCTCCCGTTGCGCGAGCGCGGTCTTCTCTGCATCCGACCCCAGCACCATGATGGCGTCTCGCAGCACGCCGTTGTGCTGAGCAGCCTTGAGCAGCTTGTCGCGGCTCTCGGCTTCGATGTCCGCAAGTGCCTGTTTGACTCCCTTGAAGTCCAGCGTTGCCAGCGCGCCCATGAGCACGCCAATCTTCTGACCTGTTGTGACCAATCCCTCGCCCAGGAGAAGGATGGCCGCTTGCGCCAACTCCGCGCCCACTTTCAGCACACGCAGGCCGCCTGCTTGTCCAATACGGTCGGACATATCGACAGCGGCGTTCTTGACGTTCACGAACTCTTGGCTCAGCGTCTGCGCTTGCGGGGCACCGCCATACAGCTCGTTTAAGCCTTGTGCCAGAGCTGGGAAGATGTCCTGAGCGGTGATCTTGCCCTCTTCCACCAGCTTCATCATCTCAGCCGTTGTCAGGCCCAGGCCCTTGGCAGCAGCATTTAGTGCGCCTGGCAGGGCTTCGCCGAGCTGGCCTCGCAGCTCTTCGGACTGCACAACGCCCTTGCTCGCCATCTGCGACAAGGCCATCAGCGCGTTTCCGGTTTCAGCGCTCGACTTGCCCGCCTTGCCCATAGCTGCCGCCACGGCTTCAAACACTTGCCGCGTCGGCTCTCCTTCGACCGCTGTGCCACGCGTTGCGGCAGAAAGCCCCAGGAACGCTTTACCAACCTCGGTGACATCGGAGCCAATTCGCGACGCCACGACGCGGACGAACTCCAGCTCTTTCCCGGCCTTCTCGGCATCACCTGTGACTGCCGCCAGGCCGCTGCGCAACTGCTCCATTTGCGCTGCGGCGGTGACCATCTCACGGAACGTGAATGCAGCACCCAGAGCCGCTGCCATCTGGCCCAGCATCTGGGTGAGGTTCGCGATCCGGCCGTTCAACTGATCGGCTGCCGAGGCGCTGCGTTGGTGTGCTGTGCCCAGCTCTCGTGCACGTTGGGATGCTTGATCAGCTGCGGCTGCCTCTACACGCAGAGCCTTGGCTAGGTTCTCGGCAGCCTGGAGCTCCTTGTCTTGTGCCGCTGTCAACGGACCTACAGCGGCAAGCTCCTCGCGCCGCGCATCTGTGGCCTGCTGGATGGCCGTGGCTTCTGCGCGCTTGGCCCGAGCCACAAGCGCCAGTTGATCGGACTCGATCTGTCGCAGGGCATTTCCGGCCCGCGTGGCAGCCGCTTCGTCGCCCTGGGCCTGGGCCGCCTGCAAGCGCGCCTGCTGCTCGGCCTTCGCTGCGGCCAAATGCTGCCGCTGCAGATCGATCTCGCTTTGCTCGACCTGCAGTCTCGTCTTGATAGCCTGCGTCTTGGCATCCACCGCTTTGCGCAGCACATCAAGCTCGCTACCCGCCTTGGTGGACGAATCAGCCAGTTCGCGCGCACGTAGAGATGCCTGGTCGGCAGCCGCTCCTTCAACACGCAAGGCGCTGGCCAGGTTCTCTGCGACCTGAAGCTCTTGTGTCTGCGCTGCGGTGAGCGGCCCCACGGCAGCGAGCAGCTCGCGCCGGGCATCCGTCGTTTGCTGGATGGCCGAGGCTTCCGCGCCTTTGGAGCGTGCTACGAGTGCCAGCTGATCGGACTCGATCTGGCGCAGGGCATTGCCCGCCTGCGTTGCCGCTGCCTCATCGCCCTGGGCCTGGGCCGCCTGTAGGCGCGCCTGCTGCTCGGCACGGGCGGCAGCCAAATGCTGCCGCTGCAGCTCGATCTCGCTTTGCTCGACCTGCAGTCCCGCCTTGATGGCCTGCGTCTTGGCATCCACCGCTTTACGCAGTCCGGCCAGTTCGCCTTCGGAATTATTTGCCGCAACACCCATTTCTGCCAGGCCCTGGCCGGCTTGAGCCGCAGTCTGGCCCATCGCGGCCATGCCTTGGCCTGCTGTACTCACTCCAGCGCTGAGCTGCGCGCCTCGCTGCTCTGCCTTGCCCTCTGCAGCGGCCAGTTGGTCCAGCCCAGTCCCTGCTTGCTTGGCTGCGTCCTCAAGCCTGTCGAGCGCGGTACCGGCTTGCGCGCCAGCCTTGCCTGCGCCCTCTGCACTCGACTCGACCTTGGTCAGGTCTTGCGCGAGCTCGCCCACGCCGTCGCGCTTGATGCTGACTTGGAATTCGAGCTTGTTGTCGTTGGACATGGGGAAAGGCGAACAAGAAAAAGAAGATGGGCCGCACGCCGCCTATGCAGCGGCGGCGGCCCGGGTGCCGGACGGTGGTGATCAGCCCATGCGGGTGCGGTAGTAGCGGCTGACGCCTTCCCCCGATTTCGTCGGGTCCATGAGCACGGTCCCCTCGACGTCAAGCGCGTTGAAGCCCTTGCCGATGAGGGTCAGGGCCTTGGTGATGCCCTGGCTGGCGCGGAAGATGTCCACGACCTGCGGATTGCCACTGTCGGCCTCGTTCAAGCCGCCGAACACCAGGTTCAGCTCCACGGCCTTGGTTGTCAGGGCCTCGATCGCCGCATATGCCCCATAGCTGTAGTCCACCCAGAGCTTGTCCGAGTCGGCGATGCCCGGCGCATCTGCGAGCAGGAAGATGCCCTCAGGTCGGACTTCGTAGTTGCCGGCCATGGGCACGGGAGTCGCACTGGCCGCATCGGTGCCTTTCTTGACCTCCACGGCCGTGGGGCTGATGTGAGCGATCGGCAGCAGGCCGCCGCGCGTGGCGATGTAGGGCGCAGCCTGCACCGTGCCGGCGCCGATCGCTTCCACAGTGCCGAAGACGCTGCGAGCCATGTTGACGACGTTCAGGTCCGCCAGCTTGGCCTTGAGCTTCACTTCCTTCACGCGGCGCACTTCGGCGTGCGTGCCGCCGCCCAGGCGCGTCATGTCTTCCTGCGTCTGAACATCCTCGGAATGCTCCAGGGCCAGCTCCAGGACGTTGCCGATCGGCAGCGGCAGTCCGGCAGAGCCATAGACGCGTGCATAGACTTGCCCCACTGTCATGGACGGTTTGTAGATTTGCTTGGTGACTTCGACGGCCATGTCAGGCTCCTTTGAAATATTCAGCGCTTTGGAAAACCGACTCCACCAAGAAGGCGAGCGGCAGGTAGAGATAGCCGGCCTGGCTGTAGCCCGAGCCGGGCGACGGCGCCAGGCGCATCGGCCCGGCGACGTTCGGCGGACGAAACCCCATCACGGCAGCGCCAGCCCGGGCTGACAGTTCGCCGGCTTCGACGCGCGCATCGGCGCCGGACTTGAGCCCGCGCACATTGCGAACGGCCGACACGATCAGCCATTCGTGATCGAGGCGAGAAACTCGCCCGTCAATCCGCGTCTCCAGTACCCGAAAGCCGTTCCAGATCACATGCACAGCAGGGACCGGCTGCGACTCCTCTTTCGTTGCGGCCAGATCCGAGCCGGTCAGGACATGCACGCCTGGCAGGAGCGACTTGATGCGCGCGACGATATGAGGCTCGGGCTCCAGGAAGTTGTTGGGGTGCGCCGTGGCGGCTGCGGTGTTCCTAGACATCAGTACGCTCCCCAATCGAAGGCACTGGACGGGGCACGTGTGACCATTCGGCCGGGCGGCTGCGCGACGTCGGCATCTCCACTGCCCAGGCTGACCGTACCCTTCGACAACCCGGCCAGGTAGTCATCCGCCCAGGCGGAACCCCGGCGCAGATCCTCGGGCACCGAGGTGCCGTAGAGGCGCTTGAGTGCGATCGCGGCCACCGCCGCAGGCAGGCTGCTGCCGTGGACCAGGTCCTGGGACAGCGGCATGCGCACGCGGTAGCGCGGGAACAGGTAGGTGTCGGCATGCCTGCTGGCTCGCTCCAGCGCATCCTGCAAGCGGGCCAGCGCGGCCGTAGCAGCTGTCACGGCTTCAGGCGTCCACTCGCTGGTGTCACCGCCTGCGGCCACGATCTGCAGCAGGGCGCCGTCGAGCACTTGCTCGGGCGCGGCACGCTGCGCCAGCTCGGTCCAGCCGCCAGTGGCGGCACTGACCAGGTCGGCGATGGATGCATAGGCGGCCATGGCGATCAGCGCATGATGCGGATGATTTCGCCGGCTGCCGTGGCAGCGTCGCGGGTGCGGCCTGCCGCCACGCCAGAGGCGAGCGTGATGGCGCGGCCCTGGGCGTCGGACTGGACCTGAGCGCCCTGTGCAATCGCGGCGCCGGCTTCAACCAGCAACGAGCCGTGGGTGTTGACGCCGGCTTGCTCGCCTGGCGAGTAGTCGGCATTGGCCGTTCCCAGCGTGGCCTCGCCATCGCCGGCCTGGCCGCCCTGGAAGTTCACCAGGCGCTGGCGCTTGAGGGCTGTTGTGGCCTTTTCGCTGGTGGCCATTAGGATCTGTTCGGTTTGCATGGGCGTCATTCCTTCGTGTCAGGGTCCAGGGGGGCGAGCGTGACCAGGCCACCCAGGCGGGATGCATCGCTCTCGGCGAGCTCAATGCGCTCACCGAGGCCGAAGTACTCGCCGTCGTGCCGGATCGGGACGGAGCCCACGATGTAGACCCTCATGGGATCTCCACGCTGTACCTGGTCGGGCTGCAGCTGGGCGGGCTGGTCGGAGGCTCCTGTCGGCAGGAGCTGGGCGTTGTCGCCGGTGCCGGCAGCATTGCTGGCCGATCCGGCGCCGGTCTCTACTGCGGTGACCTGGCCGGTGCCTGGGGCGCTGGCGGCAGTCCCCTGGCCATCTTGTTGCGGTTGGTCGGCGGTACCGGGCGTGCTCTTGACCACGTCGGTGGCGGCAACCTCTGCGGCAGCCGGCTTTTGGGGGGCATTGCTTTTGGCCATGGTCATGCCGCTCCCGTCACGAGATAGCCAGCTTCAGCGCCGAGCATGTAGGGCCGGAAGATGTCGGTGTTGCGGATGATTTCCAGCTTGCCGTCTTCGGTGCGGGTGTCGACAACCGGGTTGCCGCGCTTGCGCAGCGTGTAGCCGTAGCTGGGCTCGTAGGCCGAGCGCACGGGGGCATCGCCGGCAGCAGCCGGTGCGGCCGTGGGCACATAGGCCATGACCAGCGTGCCGCCCCACAGGTCGATCACGTTGCCGCTGTCGGTGGCGTAGATGCCCTTGCCCACCACGATGTTCTCGATCTCGAAGATCTCGCGCAGGTCAGCCAGTTGCACCAGGCGGGAGCGTTGGTCGCTCAGGATCGCCTTGAGCTTGGGATGGCGCTTGAGCGCGCGCCAGGTCTTGTAGCCGAGCACCATGGTGTTCGGTTCCTTGACGATCTTGTTGCGTACAGCGGCCTTGCCGTCGTCCACGACGCCCTCGGGATCGCTGTCGGGGTCTGTGAACACGCTGGAGCCCGACAGCGCGATCTTGTTGCCCACCGGGTAGTTGTTGGGGTTCTGCGTCATGCTGGCCACCATGGCTTCGTGGCGCAGGCGGATGCCTTCCACGACGCGATTGGTCGCGTGGGCCTGCAGCGGGAACGCAGCTTCGGCGTCTTCGCGGTAGTCGATCGGATACTCCAGATCGTGCTCGTCCAGCGCGATGTCAATACCGTCGACGTCCTCGGGGCTGATCCGGTTGGACTTGGCGCGCAATGCACGCTCGGTCGCGTAGATGCGGAAGGCATCCTTACCGAATGTTGGAATCTTGCCCCCTTCCTTGTCCAGCGTCACGAAGGGCAGCAACTGCTCGCCAACGAAGGCGGCATTGCTGTAGCCCAAGGCCAGCGCGCTGAGGACCGGGTCCACCACGCGCAGTTTGCTCAAACGTCCCATGTGTATCTCCTTGAGGTATGGGGTTGGATTACTTTTGGCGCATCACTGCGTGCGCAGCCGTCGCATAGGACACGCTGTGCTTCTTGGCGTAGTCGCGGATGCGCTGGTCCTGTTGCACGCGCTCAGGGTCCGCGCCTTCTGCGAACTCGGCCGGGGTGCTGGCTGTGCTGGCGGCCTCTGCGGCGGCGCGATCGCGGGTGGCGGTCTCCGAGAACTCGACCTGTGCAGGCAGGGCCTGCAGGAACTCGCGGAACAGCACATGCAGCGGCTTCTTGGCATCGCCTTCGCCGAACTCCACATCGGGCGTGGCCTGCAGCTGGGCGCCGATGGCGGCGACCTGATCCTTCATTGCGGAAGGGATGCGCGCCTGGCCCACCAGCGACTCGGCGAAAGCCACGTTGTCCTGGCGGATGGCTGCAACTTGGCGCTCGTGCTCGCGCTGTTGCGCTTCCTGGACCTGCCGCTGCAGCGCGGCGTTTTGTTCGCGCAGCTGCGCGGCTTCTTGTTCATTCACAGAAGACTCCTTGGGTGGAAGAGAGGGACGGGGAAGTACGGAGGTTTCTGCGAACGCCACGGCATTGCCTTGTGTGCGCAGGTCCTGGTTGGCATTGATTTCGAGGGAGCTGACCTGGTAGCTGGGCAGCACCTTGTCGGCTTCTTCCAGGCCGAACTTGGCGACGATCCAGTCGCGCAGGCCACGCCACAGGTTTGCGGAGGTCATGGCATCCCATTCACCAAATGCGATGCCCTCCTGAAAGCACACACAGCCGTCGTCATCGCCATCGGCGAACTCGGGGGCATCCAGGCCCTTCACTGCAGGCGGCTGTGCGCCCAGAAAGCCGATGTGGCGCAAGTACCAGACCCCGGGGACGGGGTTGTTGGCGTCGTCAGGCCGATAGAACTTGGACGAGACGGTGCCGTAGCGGCCAGCGCGTACCGCTTCAGCGAACTCGGGGTCTACTTTTTCAGGAAGCGCGTAGAGGCCACGCTCGCCCACAGTCAGACCAGCGGCCCAACCCTGCGCTGGGTCGTCCGTCTTGGGGTGGCCCACCACGATGGGGGCCTTGGATTTCTTGGGGTCGTAGGCCCGCGCACTGGCCTGCAGATCGGCTTCGCTGAACTCGATCTTTTCGCCGGCCGTGGTGGTCCACTGGCCGGGCTTGAAAATGTGCAGGGGTTTGGCGGTAGCCGTGGTGTGCGTCATGCCCCGAATCTTCGGAGTGCATGCGCGCGGGTGTTAGAAGGGCAGCTTCTAGGGAGCGGCGTCAGGGCGCGGGACGCCGCTGGGCATCAATCCAGCGAGAGGTGGCCCTGGCGGGCCTGGAAGTCCTCGCGCGCCCAATCGCGCAGGATCTGCTTCGCACGGGCCGGCGTGTAGCCGTGGCGTCTGGCAACCTCTGCCAAGTTTGTGCCCGGTGTGCAATCTGCAATCAAGGCGCGGGAGCGAGTGTCGTTGTGGAAGAAGTGCCCGACAGGAATATAGATCGTGTCGCCGCCGATGGCCTCGGCGACGGTCTCTGCCAGGGCCATTGCCAGGCGGGCATGCGAGCGTGCATCTCCAGGGATCTCGCCACCACTGCGCAGCCGTAAGTAGATGGCGGCAGCCATGTCGCGCCAGAGTCCGGGGTACTCGGTGGGCAGCAGCAGCTCCAGATCTTGCGTGTCAGGAGACATCGGCATCTCCTCGCTGTTGCCAAGCCTTGAGAGCTTCAATGACCGTGTCCAGCTGCGCGCTGGTGGCGAAGCGCAGCGCCGAGACGCTGACCGTGCGCGCCACGAACGCATTGAGCGCAGCCGCGCTGTTGTCGCGCAGCCTGCCGTCCCGGTAGAGCTGGTGCCACAGCGCCCATACCTTGCGCTCACGCGGGCTCGCGGCCTGCTTTGCCTGCGCGAATGTGCGCCGCCCACGCAGGGGCTTGGCAACGCCGGCGCCCACTGCCAGGCCCTGCATGTGGTCGCGCACGGCCTGCTGCTGCTGGGGTGACAGGTCCTTGCTGCTGGTCATGCCGGTCAGGTTGCGCAGCAAGGCCCTGTAGTCATCGTCGGTCAGGCCCATCTTGGACTTGAGCGTGTGGATGGCGGCGATGTGATTTGAGGTCATTGCAAGGTCCAAATCTGCATGTTGCGATTTCAGGCGATTTGAGCGGGGGACCGCCCTGACAGCGGCATCCCCTTGGATTTTTCTTTTGGAACGTTTTGGAAGGCCTCTGCGGGCCTCCCAAGGGCCTTTGGTGACTCAACCTTTGAGCGTATGCCGCGTAACGCCGGTAATGCCGGCAGGAAATGGGGCGCCACTAGGGAGCGCGCCCACCATCACCGTAGGTGGCTCCTCAAGGAAGCCGGCTTTTTGCTGGCCTGTGGCGCGCAGGTAGTCCACTTCGACCTTGGCCGTGTCCACCAGGACAGAGGCCACCTGTGCCACGGCGCGGGCGCGGTCGGGCTCCATGGGCTTGTCGCGGTCGCGCAGGTCGGCAAGGGTGTCCAGCAGGTGCTGACGCAACTGGCTGATGTGGGGCGTCGTGGCGCTCATGTGGATGCTCCTTGGCTGACCTGGTCAGCCTCACGGTTGATGCGGTTGACCTGGCGTGTGATGGCGCCCTTGAGCTGGACCAGCTTCGCCAGTTCGGGGCTGCGGTTGCGGGGATGGTTTCTGGCCGCGTTCTCGGCACGCGTGATGCATTCGATGCGGTCCAGCGTGATGGCCTCCAGCTGCGCGGTGTGCATACCGGGCCTGAACACCACGATGTGGCCCGCCGGCACAGGGCCGTGTGCAGCCTCCCAGACGAGCCGATGCACAGGGTGCCAGCGCACGTGGTTGCCGCCTGGTAGATCGTTGACCTTGCGCTCCAGGTTGCCCATGGCAATGCGGTGGCTGCCAATGGGCATCCATGTGTGGGGCTTCTGGCCCTGCTGGAACTGCGTGGCCTTGCTGCCCTCGTAACACAGGCCCTTGAGTCCCTTGTTCCAGGGCGAGTCCCCACGCCGGAATTGGGTGGCGACCATGGCCGGGCTGTGTTTGCCGCGCTGGATACGCCCAGCGCGGTCCGAGGCCAGAAATGCCTCGGACTTGCGCAGGCCCAGCTCTGCTGCCTTTGCATACACAGATTCCAGCGGGCGGCCGATCTCTCGCGCCACGGTTTCGCCCAGCAAATCCGGGTACAGCTCGCGCAGCAGGCGCAACTGCTGCGGGGTCCAGGGGGCGCGGCGGCTCATGCTACCCCCTTAGAGAACACCACGCCATCGCGCGATTTGAATCGGCCGCGCCACTCCAGCCACTGCTGCAGCGCACGCAGGCCCGTAGCTTGGTCAGGCGCTTCGGGCACGCCAGGCACCAGCATCTGGCTGACTCCAGCACCCTTGCCGTGACGAGCAGCAACGGATATGGCGGTCTCCAGTGCGTACTTGGGACCTCGCGCAATCTCGATGGCGTCCGGGCTAGGCAGTTCGCTACCGATCTCGATCAAGCCCGAGGCCCAGCACCAAGCGACCTGGGGCGTGCAGTCGTACCAGCTTTTGCCTCCGCAACGCGGGCACACGGACTCGGTCCAGCCACTGCACTGTTTTTCCAGCCGCTCCGAAACTTTGTGCGCGTTGCGGCAGCGGGTGCATTTCGCAAGGGTGAAGTCGTTCATACGGCCGCCAGGTCCAGAGTGATCGGGTCATAGCCGCCCGTGGCATTGCGCTTGTAAAAGCGGATGTAGGGCTTGGTGCTGGCCACCTGGATGCTGTCCGAGATCGCCTGCATGGCTTGCAGCCAGTCCTCATCCTTGATGTCCAGGCGGCGCAGGCCCAGCACGCGGTCGGTGTTGATCTTGCCGGCCTTGTCGACCTGGAACGCGTCGTTGACGAGCACCTTGATGTTGTCGTTGGCGCCCTCGGCCCAGCGCGTCACGCACTGGTCGATCAGGGCCTTGGCCGCCTGCAGTTGCTCGCCGAAGACGATGTGGTCCTGCATCTGGCGCACGAGCCTGTATTCGCCGTCATAGCTGGTGAGCGTGACGTTGCCCTTGTCGCCGCCGCTCTTGACGCCGTACTGCTCAATGCTGGCGGCGACAAGGGCCGCCACGTCCTGCATGGCCTGCAGCTTGAACTTCGCCAAGCCGCGCATGTGGGCCTCTGCCATGCCGCACAGCTCGCGCACGACCTGGTCGCGCAGCTTGTCGATGGGCTTGACCTTGTCCTCGGGGACCAGGCTGCCCCGAGCATCTTTCCAGTAGCCGGGAGGGATGGTGTTTGTCGTCATGGTGGTCAATCAGTGGATCGCGGATGAACGGGTGCCCATGGAAGGGGGCGGCATGTATTGCAGCTGGCGTGCCGCGCGCAGCAGCGCATCGGCACCTGCTTCACGGCAGCACTCATGGGCTGCGGCGACCGCGCAGTAGGCGATCAGCAGGGCCTGGAGCATGTCGCTGTGCGTGGTGGACTGAACCCTGGCAACGTCGATCAGTTGCGCGGCCAGATCGGTGGGCGGCAGATGCGCAGGCTTCTTGGAGGCATTGGTCATGGCGCGCCCTCCGTCAGCAACGCACGCCCCGGCTGGGGCATGCACGGAAGTCCATGGAGCCGGCCCGCAGGGTCATGGGCTGGCTGGCGACCCAGGGCCGGAACTCGTAACTGCGGCTTTGTGCGACCAGGTGCTGGTCTATCGGCTTGGGCCCGCCCGGCAAAGGCTTGTGCACAGGCTTGGCCTGTATCGGAGCGCGCATGCTGCTGACGAGCAGGCCGGCATCAAGGGCAGGCAGCAGGTGCTCGGAATCCGGGTGCATGGACCAGACCAGGGCGCCCCGCGCGCCTTCGGCATGCAGCCAGCCGATGCCGCGCATGTTGTGCAGGCGCCGGGACAGCACCTGCTTGTCGAACTCCGGGAAGGCCTGGCACAAACCGGTGATGCTGGTGGGGCCGTTGGCGCGCAGGAAGTTGACCAGCGCACGGCTTTCTGGGGTCATGGTAGACCTGCGGATCATCATGTTCATGCTCCTTTGTTGCCGCGCAGGGCGGCAATGCGTTGTCGGATTTCTTTGGGCATGGGCGCAGCCTGGCGGTCGCGCGCATCAAGCGCAGCCAGCGCAGGGTCCTGCGCGGCCGGTGCCTGCGGTACGTCCGTGGGCGCTTTGCCGGCCTCGGGCTGCGAGGGCTGGCCTGCCATGCCGGCGAGCACGGCGTACAGGTAGCCGTGGCCCTTCAGGGGCAGCTCCAGCCGGCCAGCGTCGCGCTGGGCGAGCAGCTGGTCAATGGCCGCAGCCCAGACGGTCAGCGGCACTGACCAATCGCGGCCCTTGTGCGCGACGGCTTGGCGCTCCAGGTCGGGCAGCAGCTGCAGGATCAGCTTGATCTTCTTGGCCGAGGTCAGGCGCTGCTTGGCAGGCGTGTGCAGTCCGATGTACTGCAGCACGCGGGCGCCCATGGGCACGCTGACCGCAACAAGCCGGGCGAGCGCCTGGCGGTCCTCCTCGCTGGCGAACGCAGTAGCGAGGTCGAACTCGCTGCCGCATGCAGGGCATGAGAGATCGGTCATAGCGGCCAGCTCCCCGGGTACTCAAGGAAGCCCCACGCCAGGGCAACGGCGGCGCCGCTGCCGAAGATGCAAAACGCGATGAGCAGCCACAGGGCGATGCGCTCGGCCCGGCCCATGCCGCAGCTGTAGCGCTCCATTTCGATGTAGGTGCGCTGGCGCATTACAGGGCCTCCTTGCACAGATTGATGACCTTGACAGGCTTGACGGTCACCAGGGCTGCACCGGGCCAGGTCTGGAGTGCGTATTCCGTGGCGGCTTGCACATGGGCGAAGTCGCCGATGTGCACGATGGGACGCTGGCCCCGGCAGATGGTGATTGAGAGGGAAAACGTCATGTCAGCACCCCGCAATGACCTGGGCATCGACCTTGGGAAAGCCCACAACCGCTGCAGCGTTGAGGGCGCGGCAGACCAGGTTGTTGACCACCAGGGGGTAGCACATGCTCACGGCATCGCTGGCCCTGCCGCCGCGCGGCATGCTGATCAGGCGGGCGCGGATGGCGTCCAGCGCATCGGCCTCGAAGAGGTCGACCAGGCGTGCGCCAGCGCGATCCAGCTTGTGCGTGAGGTAGCCCTCCAGGTCGTTGTCCAGCGGCTCCATGACGATCTGCTCGCAGCGCTGGACGATCTCGCGCACTTCGGGGTTCTGCTCGGACAGCAGCAGCTGCAGCTCGGGCTGGCCGACCAGGCACACGCCCAGCAGGCGGCGCAGCCCGTCTTTCAGCTCCATGAAGTTCTTCAGGTGCTTGAGCGTGGGCAGGGGCATGCGGTGGGCCTCCTCGATCATGAGCAGGTGCGAGTAGCCGGCTGCGCGGCTGGCCTTCAGCAGTTCATGCACCTGCCGGTAGCGGGCATCCGGGCTGCTCTTGAGCTGGATGTTGGGCGCCAGGGTGCGCGCAATGCTCTCGGCAATCTGGCCGGCCTTCATGGGCTTGCCGCGCGTGTCGTTGGGCTCCATCGCCAGCACGTAGGGCTTGATGACGATGATGGGCTTGCGCTCCTCGCGGATGCGCTCCTCCAGGTCCTCGCGCAGCGTGGACTTGCCCGAGCCTGACTCACCCACGACGGCGATGAAGCCGTGATTGGTGGCGGCGTCCATCAGCGCGGCGCGCACGTAGCGGCCGTGCTGGCTGGCGAAGACGTCGTCGCGCGACTGGATGTCATCGACGAACGGGCTGCGCATCAGCTTGAAATGCCGCTTGGCCGCCGTGGTCAATGTCTCGTTGCGTAGTAGCATGCTTTCCTCCTTGGGTTCTGCCTGGTCGGCATTTGGGCTCTCGGGGACGGCCTCGCCGAGGTGCAACTCGGCGGGGCCAACTTCTTTGGTAGGTGCTCCCAGGACCGGCAGCACCAGGTTGCGCAGATGGGCCATGGACACGCCACGGCCTTTGAGGTAGTCCAGGGCGCGCTTGCGCACCTCGCCGGCCCGGCGCGCGGGCAGCAGGCCGTGCTTGACCAGGCGGCAGGCAGCGGCAGCCGACAGGCCCACGGCGCGCGCGAGGTCGCTCTGGGTGATTTCGTGGGCCTCCAGCACGGGCTGCAGGGGAGGCATGACGGCGACGGCGGTATAGGCGTGCATCACTGGCCTCCTGCGACGACGCGCAGCCCTGTGCGAACCTTCAGCCGCGCCTCAAGGGCGACGACCTGGTCGTCTGGTACGCCCTCGGGGTGCAGGTGCTTGATCGTGGCCAGGAGCTCGGGCGACATCTGCATGCCCCGAGCCACCAGGACTTTGGCGACCTCAAAGTGCGTGAGCACCTCGGGCGCGGCTGGGGCGACACGGGTAGCGGGCTCCAGCTCGGTGCCACGGCGCGGCAGCATGGTCGCGGCCGGCAGCTCCTCATGGTGCTTGTAGGGGTCATGCTTGCCGCCGAAGGGCAGCGCCTTGGCCTTGCGCGCCGCCGCTGCTGCCTCGTCGGTGTCCGTGCCCGTTGCCAGGCGCTCCACGGCCTTACGGTTGGTGAGTGCCACGGTATCGGGCAGCGCCTTGTGTTCGCGCCCGATGTGGGCAGCGCCCTCCCGGAACCCGTGCAGGCCTTCCTTGACCTGGGGCACCGGGATCAGCAGCTCCTGCCCATCGGCGCCGTGCTGGACCACATATGCCACAGCGGCATCGAATGGGTTGTAGGTGATCTCGGTGCGCTCGCCAATCAGCACGCCCGGCACGTCGCGCAGATCCCACTCGCGGCCCGCAAAGCGCACGGTCAGGTTCGGCTGCACCTTGGGCGTCTCTGGTGAATGCGTGAGGAGCTGGCGTGCCAGCGCCGCGTCCACCAGCCGCAGCTGCGCCTGGGTGATCTCCATCCACTTGGCCCAGCGCGTCAGACCATGGCGGCGGTGCATGCGCGTGCTGTTGTACCAGCGCATCCACTGCGTGGCCTTTTCGTTGATCCAGGCAATGTCGGGGACATGCGTGAACTTGAAACCGCTCTCGAAAGAGGTCTCGATGATGTTGTGCGCGTTCTCGACCTGGCCCTTGGCGCGCGGGTTGCCGGCCTCGTTCACGATCAGCTTGACCTGCAGGCGGCGCAGCAGGTTGCGGAAGGCGCCGCCAGCGCCGCTGCCCGGGTCCACCATCAGGTGGAAGGGCACGCCGTACATTTGCTGATCCGGTCGTTGGGCGATGGCAGCCAGCAGCAACTCGGCCATGTTCGCCATGGATTCGCCGCCCTCCAGGTAGAGCACAAAGATGCTGCCGCTGGTGTGGTCGGTGATGGCGCCACGCAGCAGGCGCTGGCGCTTGATCTTCTCGAAGTTCTCGGGCTTGTTCTTGTAGAACTCGCTGGGCGCCATGTCCTGAACGCCGCTCTGGCCCTGGCCCGGGACGTAGTACAGGGTGCTGATCGAGAAGTCCAACTGCCAGACGTCGTTCGGGTGGTCGCTGGCGAGCTGTTGCACGGGCTCGGGGCGGCGCAGTTGCTCGGGATGCAGGGCGTACTCGCGCAGCGCCCTTGCGCAGGCGCTTTCAGACAGCTGGCGGGTTTCTCCAGTTTCTGGGTCCACCACGCTGGCGAACAGCGGGTTTTCGGCGCGCAACTGCTGCAGCGACAGGCGCATCGCCTGGATGCTCTTGTCGTTGGCGCGGTAGCCTTCCATCATCTGGGCCGACAGCCGCTGTGCATCGGCCAGGCCCAGGCTCATCTTGCCGGCGTCGGTGCGGCGCTTGCGTTCGGGTTTCACGGAGACCTCCTTGAGGCGGCGCATGAGCGTGGCGCGAGACAGGCCCAGGAGTTGGCAGGCCGATGCATAGACGGCTTCCTTGCCGCCATGGCCTGCCGCCTGGGCGCGGGCATGCACCTCCAGCAGTGCTTCAATCAGGGCGGGGCTCATGCTGGTTCAATCAGTTGGGAGCGGTCGATGTGGAGGCGGCGCCTTGGGCCTGGCTCCACTTTTCCCATTCGGGCGTGCTGCCCACTTCGGCCAGGTTGAACTCGTCGCGCAGCATGGTCAGCTCGGCGATCAGTTGGCCCACCATCCCGGCCATGAACAGGCTCTGGTCCTGGCCGCTCTCGTTGAGCTTTTCGAGGGCGCGGCGCAAGTTGCCCCGGACCATGCCCATGACCTCGTCTTGGATCTTCCCGGCCTCGGCGTGCAGGCGTTTCGCTTGCTCAGACTCGGGCAGCAGCTTGATCTGGCGCACCTCTTCGTGCATCTCGGCGTTCACCGCTTCTTGACGCTCTGCGCGGTTCTTCTGCTTCGCCGCCTCGGCGCGTTCCTTGCGCACGGCGGCGCGCAGTTCCTTGACAGACATGCGGGACACGTCGTCCAGTTCGAGTTCGCCCGTCTGACCCTCGGTGATGAGACCGTCGACCTGGCCGTCGTCCAGGGGGAGGAGTTCCACCATCTTGGAATAGCCGAGCTTTTCCAAATGCGCTGACGTCGACGCATTTGCGAAGCGGCGAGTCAGGTTCATGTAGTTCTGCGCGGCGCGCGGGGCCAGGCCAAGGCGCTCCAATGCAGGCAGGAATTCACCGTGGTCGCATCCTTCCTTGAGCAGCAGGAGATACCCACCCAGCTCGAAAATGCCCAGCCCGATCCGCTTGATCACGTCACGTGCCGAGTTTTCGAGCACTGCCAGGTCAGTGCTTCCCTGGTAGTTCAGCTCGCGCGCCAGCGTCAGGACTCGCTCGTTCTGTTCCTTGCGTTGCACAGTCAGCGCGCCCTCTTGCTGGCGCATCAGTTCCATGTCGGCGGCAAAGCGCTCTTGGTCGACCGCTGCTTCATGGGTCGGCAAATGCGACGACGTCGGCGCATTTGCTGTGTCCTTCGCAGAAATCTTCTTCTCGATGTCAGTGGTTTGTGGGCGTGCCATGGTGTTCAGTCGGGGTTGCGGGTGTAACGGTTGCGGGCTTCCTCGACGCGGCGAGAGGCAGCGTCAATGGCGTTGAAGACCTTGATGGACTGTTGAGGCAGGCGAGGCGTCAGGCGCCAGTGGCCCGTGGCCTCGTCGCGCTCGGCCCAGCCCGCTGTGCGCAGGTTGTCGAGGTCTTTGGTGATCGTGCTGGCAGGCTGCTGGAGCAGCTCAGCCAGCTTGCTGGGGGGGTAGCCGTGGACCACATCCCCGAATAGAGCGATGGTCAGCTGCAAGATGCGCTGCTGTGCTGCGTTGGTGTAGTCGGTTGCTCTGGTCATGCCGATGCGCTCCTGCGCATGGCAAGCACAACATCACGGCTGCGTCGCAGAGTCGGCCGCGCATTTGCGGTTGGCCACATTGCCTCTACTGAATAGCCGGTGACTTCCGCGATCTGCGCGCGGATTCGCGCAGAGACGCTACGTCCGCTGATGACTTGGCTGACGGTGCTATTCGCAACGCCCAATTGGTCAGCCAGTGCGGTGGGCGTGACGCCCTTCATGCGCATGGCTGCTTTGATCTGTTCGGGGTGCATGTCTGATACCCTTTCGCCTAACTATTGAGGTTCATTTGCTGCGGGAGCGAGTGGGCCTCATTATTGCGCACGAACGTGCGTAATGCAACCATATTTTGCGAACGGATGTGCGTGTGTTTTCTGAACGTTTGAAGACCGAGCGTGAAGCTCTAGGGATGAGCCAACAGGCCCTTGCGGAGCGCCTCGGCATCGCCTTGCGCTCCCAGCAAAACTACGAGGCGGGCAGTCGGGTGCCTGACGCCACCTATCTCACCCATCTGGGCGAACTTGGTGCAGATGTCCTGTTCCTTGTTTCCGGCGTGAGAACGCCGAAGCCCTTGCTGCTGGACGCAGCCGAGCAGGCGCTCGTTGAGAGCTATCGACGCTGCAACCACGAGTCCAGAATTAGCCTCATTCAAACGGCCGCTCTATGCGCGGCAGGACTCACTCCTGGCACGGGCCGAGCCCCTGCAAAGAAGGCTGCACAGAGGATCATCAGTGCAGCGCCTCACGTCGGCGCGATCAGCCAAGTGACCCACAACGACGATTCCGTCCAAGTGGGCTACGCTGGAGGCAAAGTGACAGTGAAAAAGGTAAATAAAACTTGATCTCGGGTGGATTTCTGTAGAGGGCTCAAGCAATGTGGGAGGCAATGTGGAAATGGTTCAACATCTGGACAGCACCCTGGTACCGCATCAAAGAAGAAAGCGGCTCAGGGGTTGATCTAGAGGCAACTTCAAACAATGCGCCACCGAAGCCGCAACAACAGGTTCTTGATGGCACTGGGAACGTGCTGGTCGGTCAGGCTGGGGGCGCAGTTCATATCACCCATGTCACGCACCAGCATTTCTATGGAAGTGCGGCACGAACTCCAGCTGCAAATGAAGGCAAGCGCCAAGTCACTGAGGGCCAAAAGCAAGTCCTTTCCCTCATGAAGTGCCTAAACAAGCAAGCCCGCATACGGGTGCTTGACTTCATGCGCCGCGAATTTGACACCGCACTCGTTATTGAACTGGCCCCAAATCAGGTACACCGACTTCGCTGCTACGTCGAAGTGGTTTTAAACAATGAATCTAAGGAGAGCGCATGAATAGGCACATTGCGATTTTTTTGGCTGCCTTCGCCATCACTCCAGCTTGGGCGGTGAACAAGTGCACAAGCCCCAACGGGCAAATCGTGTTCCAGGATGCTCCCTGCCAGGGAGTGGCGACCGGCGCCGAAGACGCGACTCGAAGGGATCGCGCAGCAGTCCAGCAGCAGGATCAACGCAAGGCCAAAGTGGATGCAGAAATTGAGGCCTGGGAGGCTAAGAAAAAAGCCACCGGCTTCAAGACCGACGAGGAACTACTGGCGGAGGCCCAAGCAAAGTGCGGGCGGGACATGCAGACATATCCAACAATAGGCATGACGGAGTACAAATTTAAAAACTGTACAACGTGGGGCTTACTGGTGCAGCCTGACACCGTGAACGAGACGAAAACGACCGCAGGCGATACTAAGCAATTTGTCTACCCGGCTGGTAGAGAGATACGTTATATCTACACTCGATCTGGAATAGTTAGTGCGATACAAAGATGAGAGAGCCGCGCGAGCTACCGTCACGGCAGAACAGTTTTTTAACCAAGGGAGTTAGAGCATGACCGACAAAAAGCAACCGCCACCACCACCACCACCACCACCACCACCACCACCACCGCCACCTCCGCCACCTCCGCAGGTCAGGCGCGATTACTCTGACGGCGGAGGCGGATCGGTCTATTTCACGCCACCCCCTCCCGCGCCTCCACGTCCAAAGTAGACAGCTGCCAAAAGCAAGCCATGAACACCCAAGCTACTGCCGTTGAAAGCGATGAGCGCGCAGATGCCCTATGGAACCAGCGTTGCGCGACGCTGCGGAATGCATGGGTGCAAGTGCGCTACCACCGCCGTCGTCAACGCTTCTTCGATTTGATTGATAAAGGCACGAAGGGCATTACCTTGATACTGGGCGCCTCGCTGTTCGGCAAGCATCTGGCAACGCTGAACTGGGTTGCTACCGGCATATCCGCGTTGGGGTTGATGGCCCTTGTTTTCGGCTACGGCGATCGCAAGCAGACGCACAAGGAGTTGGCCGAACAAGCGGGTAAGTTGGCTGCAGATATTGAGCAGCTTCCTGCATTTGAGCTATCTCCAAAGCAAACGGCCGCATGGACTGCGGAGTACGTCCGTCTATGCGCCAAGGCGCCGCCGCCACTAAAGACTTTGAGCCTGATTTGCGAACGTGAACAATCCACCGCAGACGGATATCCAGAGCATGTACCGCAAGCGCCCTGGCTGAGGCGCATGCTTGCGGACTTCAAAAGCTAAGCCTTCTATAGTCTGTTTCAACGCACTTTCTTATAGATTGCATAAATAGCGCCCTTCACGCGCGCGCGGCATTCTGCCGTGCATGAATACTCCATTCCAGCTTTATGTAGGCCTCCCCGGCGCGCGGAGGCTCTATGGCAATTGACGGCCGTCTTGGCATCCTGGCCGTCGTGCTCTCGGCCTCTGGTCTTGTCTACATAGCCCAGCGCGAGGGCTACAGCGATGTCGCCTATCCCGACCCTGTGCATGGTGCGAAGGTGCCCACGGTGGGCTTTGGCACCACCGAGGGCGTCAAGGTGGGCGACAAGACCACGCCCGTGCGCGCGCTGATTCGACTGCGCGCCGATGCCGCTGAAAAGGAGGTTGCGCTGCGCCGCTGCTTCGGCGACGTGAAGCTCTATCCGCGCGAGTGGGATGCCTTCGTGGGCCTGGCGCACAACGCGGGCGCTACCTCGGTCTGCATGAACAACGAGCGCACCGGCCCCAGCACCATCGTGCGGCGCCTGCAGGCCAATGACCATAAGGGCGCCTGCGAGGCGATCCTGCTTTATGACCGCGCCGGCCCGGTCAGCAAGCCGCAGGACCGCTGCAGCCATCCCGACAACCGCACCTGCAGGGGTGTCTGGACAGACCGCCAGCGCCTGCGCGCGATGTGTCTCGGGGAACCCATGCCATGAGCGCGCGCATCTGGATCACCGCAGCCCTGGTGCTGGCCGCCGTCCTGGGGTTGCGGGCCTGGAATGCGCATCTGGTGGCCCTGGGCGATGCCCAGGGAGCAGAGCGCGTGCAAGGCCAATGGAAGGCGGCGGACGCCCGGGGCAAGCAGGAGCAGGCCCTGGCTGCGGCCAAGGCCGCACAGGAGCTCGCAGCGCGCGAGCGCCAGGCGCGCGAGCAAGAGCAAGCCAAGCAACGTGATGCCGAAAGGATTGCCCGTGAACAAGCCAACCGCGAGGCCACGCTTCGCACTGCTGTGTCTGCTGCCGATGCTCGCAATCGCAGCCTGCACACCACTATCGCCCAGCTCAATGCCGATGCCGCAGCCCGGCTGTCCGGCAGCGCCGCGAGTGCCTGCACCGCCGCCGACGTTGATGCAGCCACCGCCGCCCGCAACGCACTCGGACAGTGCAGCAGCCGATACACAGCGGTGGCAGCAGTCGCTGATGGACTCGCCATCCAGGTGAGAGGCTTGCAGGACTTCGTGGGCGTCCTGCAGGGCACCAGCACAACAACGCAGCGAGGCACCGATGGTTTTTGAGTTGACGCTGGGAAACGTGATCACGGTGCTGGCCCTCTTCGTTGCCGCCTTGTGGGCGCTGATGAAGGTGATAAGCGGGCAGCAGGAACGGCGCCTTGCGGAGCGATTCGATGCCCTGGGGAAGACCATGGAGTCGATGCTTTCCGCGCAAAGGGACACGGACAAGGCGACCCAGCAACTGGAGCGGGAGTTCCGCAAGCACCAGGCCGACGTCGCACGCGACTACGTGCTCCGGGAGGACTTCGTGAGGCACATAGGAATCATCGAAGCGCGCATCGACAACTTCGCGTTGCGCATGGAGCGCTACCTGGAACAGATTCTGAAAGGGGGGAATAAGTGAGCATCGACCTGTCCAAAATCCGTCGAGAGGAGATCCGCTGGCATCTTCTGTCCGCCGTCAACCTGAGCCGGCCTGCCGGCATCTACACCGAGCCGCTGCTCGCCATCATCCGCGCCGTTTATCCAGACGCCACGCACCAGGAGGTGCGCGTCAATCTGGACTATCTGGAAGCCCGCGAGATGGTCGGCATCGCCAAGGACCCGATGGACCGCTGGAGCGTGGACCTGACACGCACCGGCATCGATTTTGTCGAGTACACGATCGACGCCCAGCCCGGTATCGCTCGGCCCAAGATCACGCAGGTTTGACATGCCCCCTCGCAGCAAAGTCCATGGATTGCCGCCCGAGCTCAAGGAGTGGCTGGATTCCGAGCTGGTCAAGCGCGGCTTTGGCGACTATGTGCAGCTCGCAGCCGATCTGAAGGCGCGCGGTGCAGACATCTCCAAATCCGCCCTGCAGCGCTATGGCTCGCCATTCGAGCGTGCCATGGCGAGGGTGAAGATGGCTACGGAGCAGGCCTGCGCATTGGTCGATGCCGCGCCTGACGATGAGGACAAGCTGAGCTCGGCCGTCATTCGCATCACGCAGGAGAAGATCCTCAATCTGCTGATGGACCTGGATATCGACGCCGAGGATGTCGACGTCAACAAGCTGTTCAAGAACGCCGCCGAGATCGGCAAGGCCAGCGCGGCGAACAAGAAATTCAGCCTGGAGGCCCGTGCCGCCATAGAGGCTGCCGCACGCCGCAAGGCGCTGGAGGATGCGAGCCAGAAGGCAGCCGAATCGGCGAAGCAGCAGGGGCTGTCCGCCAATGGCGTGGCGGCGCTGCGCGAGGCGATCATGGGAGCCCTGTGATGGAGCAGACCGCCGTCGCAAAGGCTTCGGGCATCCTGATGCAGTACCAGGTGGACTGGATCAAGGACCAGTCGCCCGTCAAGATCATTGAGAAGTCGCGCCGCATCGGCATCAGCTACGCCGAAGCCGCAGACGACGTGCTTTATGCCGCCAGCGCCGAGGGGGCGAACGTCTACTACATCTCCTACAACAAGGACATGACGGCGGGCTTCATCAACGACTGCGCGACCTGGGCCAAGGCGTTCAATGCGGCTGCGGGCCAGATCGAGGAGTCGCTGATCGAAGTCGAGGACAAGCAGATCCTCACATACACGATCAAATTCGACTCCGGTCACATGATCCAGGCCTTCACCAGCAACCCGCGCAACCTGCGCTCCAAGGGCCGGCCTGGTGAGCGCCTGGTGATCGATGAGGCGGCTTTCGTGGACGACATCCAGGAACTGCTCAAGGCCGCCATGGCCATGACGATGTGGGGCGGGCAGATCCGCATCATCAGCACGCACGATGGCGCGGACAACCCGTTTGCCGAGCTGATCAACGACGTGCGCGCGGGCCGCTATGACTACAGCCTGCACCGGGTCACGCTGGACGATGCGTTGCGCGATGGCCTGTACCGCAAGATCTCGGCCGTTACGGGCCGTGTGTGGTCGCCGGAAGCCGAGGCCGCTTGGCGCAAGGCCACGATCGACCGCTACCGCCCCAACGAGGACGAGGAGCTGTTCTGTATTCCGGCCCAGGGCGGCGGCTCATGGCTCACGCGCGCCCTGGTCGAAAGCCGCATGCGCCCCTACCCGGTGATCCGCTTCAACGGCACGCAGGATTTCAACAACGCTACGCCCGATCTGCGTGCGCGGGTCATGCAGGACTGGATCGGCGAGAAGCTGCAGCCGCTGCTGGTGTTCGACCCGGGGCTGCGTCACGCCCTGGGCATGGACTTCGGGCGCACCGGCGACTTGTCGTCGATCGCGCCCAACGAGGTCGCCACCAATCTGCATCAGCGCATTCCCTTTCTCGTTGAGATGAAGAACGTGCCCTACAACCAACAGCTGCAGGTGCTCTTTTGCATCGGCGACGTGCTGCCCCGCAAGAGCGGCATGGTGATCGATAGCAAGGGCAACGGCAGCTATGTCGGCGAAGCTGCCCATGACCGATATGGCTCCGTAGTGCACCGTCTGATGCCCTCTGAGGGCTGGTACCGCGACAACATGCCACCGTACAAGGCAGCGCTGGAAGATGGCACGCTGCTGCTGCCACAGCACGACGGCCTGCTGCAAGGCCATCGAGCCATCCGCCTGGTGCGCGGCGTGCCACGCATGCCGGAAGGCAAGACATCCGATGGAAGCCATGGCGACTCGACCATGGCCTGCATCTATTCGCATGCCGCTGCACGCATACAGTGGGGGCCTGTTCACGTCAGCAGCCGCCCGCGCGGCAGCCGCCTCGATGCGTCCCTGGAAGGCTACTAAATGACTCGCGGAATCTATGTTTCCCCCACCGAATTCGTCTCGTTTGCCGAGGCGAAAAAGCCCAATGCTCCGCTGGTCGATGAGATCGCAACGCGCGCCCGCTCGGGGGACCTGTTCGGCCTGGGCTTTTTGCTGCCCAACCCCGACCCGATCCTCAAGAGGCAGGGCAAGGACATTCGCGTGTACCGTGACCTGCGCAGCGACGCCCATGTGGGCGGCTGCATCCGGCGCCGGAAGGCAGCAGTCAAGAACCTTGAGCTGCGCGTGAACCGCGAAAAGGCCAGCGCCCGGTCCACCCGACTGGCGCGCGACATCTTCAGCAGCCTTGACACCGATACGCTGCTCAATGAGGTTTTGGACGCAGTCTTGTACGGCTGGCAGCCGCTGGAGCTCAATTGGGGAATGCTGGGCGGTGCCCTGGCACCCTTGTCGGTGGTGGGCAAGCCGGGCGAGTGGTTCATGTTCGACCAGGAGGCCCAGCTGCGGTTTCGCAGCCGCCAGCAGCCCATGACGGGCGAGGAACTGCCGGCCCGTAAATTCCTGCTGGCCCGCCAGGAGGCGAGCTATGCCAACCCCTATGGGTTTGCGGACCTGTCCATGTGCTTTTGGCCCACGGTCTTCAAGCGTGGAGGACTCAAGTTCTGGGTGACCTTCACCGAGAAATACGGAACTCCCTGGCTGGTCGCGAAAACCCCGCGCGGCACGCCCAAACACCAGAATGACGAGCTGCTCGACAGTCTGGAATCCATGATCCAGGACGCCGTCGCGGTGATCCCTGACGACGCGAGCGTGGACACCCTGGAGGCCGGCGATCGCGCGGGCAGCACCGACCTCTACAAGGAGCTGCTGATGTTCTGCCGCTCCGAGGTGTCGATCGCGCTGCTCGGGCAAAACCAGAGCACCGAAGCCAGCTCAACACGCGCCAGCGCGGTGGCCGGTCTGGAAGTCGCGGCCGAGATCCGCGACGGTGATGCACGCATGGTCGAGGCCACACTCAACCAGATGCTGCGTTGGGTGGTAGACCTCAATGAAGGCCCCCAGGCTCCGGCGCCCAAGGTGGAGCTGTACGAGGAGGAGGAAGTCAATCAAGCGCAGGCTGCGCGGGACAAGTCACTCACCGAATCGGGTGTGAAGTTCAAACCGGCCTATTGGAAGCGCACCTACAGGCTCCAGGATGGCGACATTGAGGAGGCTGTGGCCGACCAGCCCCCTGCAACGGTCAACACCCCAGCCGAGTTTGCCGAAGCAGCAGGCACAGTCTCGCCTGATACCGCGCAAGCGCTTGGCACCGGGACGGCACCGACCGTGGCCGGCTGGGTGGCGCAGTTGCACGGCCTGGTCAACACGCACAGCGACCCCCAGGCCCTGCAGGAGGCGCTGCTCGATGCCTATAGCGATCTGCCCACGCAGGAGCTGACCGAGCTGATGGCCATGGCGTTTGAACTGGCGCACCTGCAGGGGCGTGACAAGGTCGAGCAGGAGAGCACCCGTGCCTGATGCCAACACCGTCGACGGCGTGCGCCAGCAGTTCGCGGAGCAGATCGATTTCCTGCGCAGAAAGCTGAACCTGCCCAGCGAAACATGGCGCGACATCCAACGCGCGGCGCACGATCGGGCGTTCATGGTGGCCGGCGCAATGAAAGCCGATCTGCTCGCAGATCTGCGTACTGCCGTGGAGCAGGCCGTGCAGGGTGGCTCCATTGGAGAGTTCCGCAAGACTTTTGCAGAGATCGTGGCCAAGCACGGATGGACCGGCTGGACCGGCCAGGGCAGCGCGGCAGGCGAGGCTTGGCGCACGCGGGTGATCTACCGCACCAACATCACGGCCTCCTATGCAGCCGGCCGGCGCGCGCAGCTGCTGGACCCCGACCTACTAAAGCGCCGGCCCTACTGGCGCTATGTGCACAACGACAGCGTGTCACATCCCCGGCCGCTGCATAAGCACTGGGGTGACATTCGTCTCACGCTCCGATATGACCACCCGTTCTGGGACACGCATTTCGGCCCCAACGGCTGGGGTTGTCAGTGCAGCGTGGTGGCGGCTGCCGCACCTGGCCCGGATGATGCGACCGAGCCGCCCGACGGATGGGATGACATCGATACGGCCACAGGTGCCCCTGCGGGCATTGATGAAGGCTGGGACTACGCGCCTGGCGCACGGGCCAACGACGACCTGCGCAGCTTTGTGCAGGACAAGCTGATCAACTATCCCCCTGCGATCAGCACCGCGCTGTCGCGCGACGTCAACCGCTACATCAACGCCGAGCAGTTGGTGCCCGACTTTGTGCGCGAGGTGCTGGGTGATCGCCAGCGCCGCGACCCGCTGTGGCTGGGATTCGTGGAGAAGCCCGACGCGATCGCGCCCTTGATCGGTGTGGATGCCCGGGGCTACACAGCGCTGCTGCCAGCTGATGCACCACGCCATGTGCAGTCATCGCATGGCTTCGACGGCTCTGGACAGCGCCCGGCGTCGCCGGAGGATTTCGCGCTGCTTGAGAGCGTGCTCAACGAGCCCGACCAGTTGCGGGCTGGAAACCCTTCACGCCACGGCAATGCCACGCTGGTGGCGACCAAGACGATCAACGGTGAGGTGTTCCGGGCTGTATGGGAGGTGCTGTCGGGGCGGCGCAATCGCTCGCTGTCGCTCACCAGCTTGGTGATCAAGACCGGCCAATGAAAAAGCCTTGCACCCCCCAACCTAGAACGTCCGAGGACGAAACCGGGTTTGAACACCCGGGGGTTGATGCTGTGCAAGGCTGTGTAATTTTACCGAAGGGGCTGATATGCCGCAAATCATCGCGCTGACCGATCGCAGCGGTTTGGACTACCTGCAGGGCCTGGTCGAACGCAGCCGCAACCTGCTGCCCGTTCTCAAGGAAATCGGTGAAGACCAGGCCCAAGAGACAAAGCAGCGCTTTGCGACGGCCACGGACCCAGATGGCAATGCCTGGGCACCCAACAAGCCCGTCACGATGGCGCGGTATAGCGCACTCTTCGCCCGCAAGAAGGACGGCACGCTGACCAAAGGTAGCCAGGCCAGGCTCGCCAACAAGAAGCCAGGCACTGGCGAGACGCGCATGCTGGGTACAACGATCAACTACCAGGTGCAGGGGGAGGACGCTGTGGGCATCGGCAGCCCTATGGTCTACGCCGGCACGTTCCACTACGGCGCCAAGTCCGGCGAGTTCGGCTTCGGAATCTACGCAAGCCGCAATGGCAGCTTTCCGATCCCATGGGGCGACATTCCTGCTCGGCGCTTCCTGGGCATGTCCCAGGCCGGTCGGGATAGCGTCGTCAACCTGGTGCGCTCATACTTGCTCGACGAGTAG